CGCTGAGGCAATATTGGTAGTCACTTTCACTTTGAGTGAATAACCTAGATCAGCATTCCAGGCACGCAAACACGATTCTAGGTTCTCAAGGGAACCAAACACTGCCAGGACGTGTTTGAGTGAAAACAACGTAAAGTTGTCATCACCCAAAACGGCTATGGCCACGTGTTCTTTCAATCCGTGATACTTAAAGAATGAACCGATAGCTTCACCGGTATTCTTAGTATTGCCTGAAGATGTGTCCATGTCACCACTCTTCCGTGTCCCAGGGACCGAGTACCGGATCGCACCACAGAAACCTGTGGAGTGTAACTTGTGCCTCAGGATCATAGACCCATCAAGCACATCCTCACAAAATCCGAGACTCTTATACCATTTATCCTCTCGCTCCATGCACTGTGTGCCCTGCGTGAGATCATACTTCGAATAATCAGAGCAGGCCACTCCAGTGTTAGACTCACCACCAAGACGTTCAACATGGTGTTCGAGCCATCTGTTGAATTCATCTGCTGTCCTACCAGAACAGTAGTATATCCAGTTTCTGTGATTCCAACAAGCCTTCATGGCATTACTGTAATTGTAAAACCAGACGGCTGAATTGTTCTTCACAATCCCTGAACAAGCTTGGATGAGTCGCGGGCGATCGAATGTACACCCTGATGGGGTCAGATTCATCATCTTCTCTCGTTTAATAAAGGCTGAATAGCAAAGCCTGCCATATGAGGTATTATAGTGTGATTCAACTTTCTTACGAAAGTTTAAGAAGGATTTCTTCTTCTCCGGACGGAGATGATCAAGGTATTCCTCCTCACTATAAAGTTTAGCTCCAGACAGGTTCGCAATTGGCATACCACTCACGGAAACTATGTCTAGTTCTCCGTCCATGATCTTGACACGATCCCACGCCCCTTCAACAGGGGCCGGTGTGTCAGCCAACGCTCGGGTGTAAACGGCAATTATCCTATTATTGTCCGAATTGTTCGCGACAAGTGGCATCGCGGCTGTGAAACCGGGGCCAACTAGGTACAATTGAGGCTTAGCATCCAACTCAATAGCTTCAGTCCCTCCGAGTTCAATCTTAGCAGTTTTACGCATTGGAAACTTTGACAAATTCGTGTGTGCTTCAAAGCCGTTGAAAACACGCATGCCAACGGGTGCATGGACCGTAACCTGTGGCACTTTCCTATCAACATGATACGATTGCCACAGCTCCAGCACCTCTGCTACCCGGTCCTTAACGATCTGCGATCGGAACCCGATCATGCCACAAGTCACAACAAGTGTGAGCAAGAACATGACAACGATTATCAAATGTGGAAGGCTACCCTTGCACTTTGATAAGACCAACAATGAAAAAGTGCCCCCAAGAAACTGCGGGATACATGGTCCCAGACCATACGTTAGGTAAATCGGAAGTATTGAGGCGAGCTGAATAGGAAGCAAGATGTATAATGGCCACAATCTCCATGGATCATAGCTCCAGTCCTCGAAGTCATACATCTTGTTGTATTTATCCATTTTCTCCTTGTTCTCGAGGGTCTTAAACTCCTCGAGAGCCTCAATTCCGATGTTCCACGTATGCTGGCAAATCCAGACTACCAAGAATGGCACTGCCTCAACCAACTCGAGGGGCCTAATCTGGTGCATGTCCGGCATGTCATACGATGACGTGTTGGCAAGTCGCCTCAACTCAC